GAAACTGAACCATATTTACCACTATCAATTAATCGTCCGACTTTAGAATACACTTGGTCCAAAAAGTCTGATAATGCTAACTTTTTATTATGTTCAGGACTTGACGCACCTTTACTTGAATCTAATTTAAATCGTTGACCGAATTCTTTTGACGATACAGGATAGTATTCACCCTTTTCATCTAAATACACGTCAAGTAATTGATTGTTATCTAAATCACCTGATTTGTAGTAACCACCAATTTCTTCGAAGTCTAAAACATCTTTAATGTTATTAACCATTTCTTGTTTTTCTTCCGGTGTTAATGCTATGTTGATAAATAATCTAACACCTTTTTTAATTACTTTTGGACTATGACCTCTAGCGGTAATAATTGAAAATGGATTAGCATAAATTAATGTCTCTTTGAATTTCTCAAAACTTGGGGAAAATTTGTTTTTCTTAACAGCTTTTAAAGTGTCACTTAAAAAAGTTTCAGGGTGTGTAAAATCTCTAAAAGGGTCTTCATCAAAACCTACAATTGTTGAATCTTCATACTCAAAAGGTTCTTTACCGATTAAATGTCTATATTCAGCAAAATGGTCAGTTGGCATACCAATTGAATTACCATCTTCATCCTTTAAATATATTTTAGTTGGCATACCTAAAATATTATCATCCCAATCTAAAGCGTATAACCTTAAATTTCTATTACTCATACTTATAAATATTATTATATAAAAAAAAGGGAGAACTAGTCTCCCTTTTTATTTTAGAGTTGTTTGTTATATGTTTTCAAACGACGCTCCTGTTGGTGTGATGTAGAATGTGATATCAATGAACTCTAAAGATTTAGTTGGTTTAATGTAAATCTTACCTGTCATTTGATTTCTATCTAAATCAGCTGCGTCTGATGAAACAGTAACTCGGAAATCGTATAGACCTCTATCTCTTCTGATTGAGTCTAATATTGGGTTAACCGCATCTAAGAAATCTTGTCTTACTTTTTGGTCGTTTTGTTCAAACAACAATCTCACTGAAACCGCTGAAATCAATTTACGAGCCTGTAATAACAATCTTCTTACGTTTATTCTGTCTAACGCTGACTCTCTGATTTGAAGTGTTTTGTTACCCCAAATTACAGTACCTACGTCTGAGAATGTTGCGATAGGGTTAATTCTACCTTTATATAAAGTATCTCTATCTTCTTGAGTTAATTTTTTACGAGCTTTAATTGCATTTACAATACCTCTTGTATAACCCGCAGCTGCGAACCAAGGGAATGCGATATTATCTGTCAATGCTAAGTTTCTCGTTACCTCAGCCGTTGCCGGTAAATAGATTTGTGTGTTATTAACACTATCTCTTGTTAATACCCAAGGGTAATAAGTAGCCGTGTAGTTTGAATCAATACCTGTGTTTGCTAAGTTATCAATCGCCTCTTGAGGGTAGATTAAATCAGCAGAATCTCCTAATGTTGATGTAAACATATTGTAGTCAGGTGTTGTACAAATGTATATTGAATCCGCTCTGTCGTTCTCAACCATATCAATTGCATTCTCAACTAAATCAGAATGGTTAACATAATCAATACCTGGAGTTACAAACACGTTAATGTTAACCGCTTCAGGATTTGCAAAACTTCTTTGTCCTAACAAATATGCGTAGTAGTCTGTATTAGCCCAATCTTGAGTATTATCACCTACTGTAATTTGTTTAAACGCTCCCCATCCTGTTGCAGTTGGGTATTTAGTTGAAGGACACGCTCCTTTCAAATATCCACTTCTACCTAAAACAAATCTATCAAGGTTAGTTCTATATTCTCTATAGATATCCCATCCATCAAAACCACCTTGGAAAGAAACTGTAAATTTACGTGCGAATAATTTGTAATATGGGTTAGACTCGTTATCTGGGTCAGAACTAAAGTTAGCAACACCGTAATAGAATGCTTCAGTTGGAACTGTTATTGCCGACATTACAAATTTATTTTCTTGTACATCAAATACTTTTTCGTAGAATGTGTTATTAACAGTTATTGCTGACGCTCTGTTATCCATATGGAAACCTTTTGTTTTAGTTGCCCATATAGCACCTGTTGTTTGAGTACAAATATCTAATGGGATTTGTTTACCTTTATATGAAGAAAAGTCAACATCAAAACCAATAGTGTCTGAAATACCTAAGTACGTTCTTCTAACATTATCACCCGGACTCTTGATTGAATCATCAGCACCTGATGGTAAACCAAATGGTGGGTTATATGTTACTTCACCTGGATAGTCATATTTAGTTTTAAATATTGGGAATGGTGAACGATGACCCGCATAAGTTCTTGTGTTATAACCTTCAAAACCACAAGGTAATGAATCAATTGGTGCCTCTTCATTAACCTCAACCATAATATATTTAGAGTTTAATTGGTATTCACCATCAGCTGTACCTATTTTCTTAGCGATATAACTGTTTTCATTAGGGTTCATAGTACAGTTTGTAAACTTCTCAATTACTTGAGGTGCAGCATCAGTATCAAAATAATCTCTAACAATAACATCAAAAGTACCATTTCCAAAAGATATATGTCTAGCATCAGGTAATTTAACTAAACTTGTGTGAAGACCTCTAATATAACCTTTTCTCCAACCATAATTTAATAATGTTTGATATCTTTCTTCAACAAATAATGGAACTGATTTTCTATCTTTAGCAAAATTACTTGAACCAAATACTTTACTAATGTATCTTGAATCTGAATTTGTAAATGATGTTTGGAATGATAATGATTCATTATCTTTGTTAGTTACATTAATTACAAATGTAGAATATGGGTTTTTAGTTACACCTGAGTATACACCTGACATATCTAAAGTAACACCTGTAAGATAATCTTGAACCTCATAAACCGCACCCGCACCATCAGAGTTAAGACCTCTTGAACGTAAAGTTGCAATAACTAAATCATCAAATTCCTTATAAGCTTCACCAACATATTCAATTTGATTACCAACAACTGTACCTGAAAAACAATTAACCGTAACGCCTGGGTCTAAAGTCCCTACATTACATACTGATGTTGGGTTACAATTATCGTAATATTTAACATTTACAACAAAATTATTAATTACTGAATTACTTGTTGATGTTAGTGTATAAGTTACACTACCACCTGAAAAACTATTAGCTGTAACATTAGAAACTTGTGTTGTAGTACCAACTTTAACGTTAGGTGTACAAGTACTAAATGTTGATACTAATGTTGAACTTCCGGTAAATTGAACATTGTCAGGTAAAACTACAGTGATTATTTTACTATTGTAATCAATACATCCTGTACTTGAACTTACTGTTGCCGCTGAGAATGTTGCATTATCATCACCACCTGTTATTGTTATAACATCACCAACTTCATATCCTGAACCAGCATTGTTAATTGTTAAACCTGTAACCGCATTACCATCAGTAAATATGTCAACTGTTAATCCAACACCGTCACCTGTAGTTGTTGTTGCTACGTTAGTTGCATTACCCAAATAGTTACTACCTGTGTTTATTGTAACCGCACTTGTTACGTGACCAAAAATACTGTAGTTGTAGAACGATGCACAAGTTGAAGATGTTGATGTTTGAGTTAAACCTGTTACATAATTGTAAAAAGAAGAACCTGTATATTGACCACCACCTATATTATCAAACATTGCATAATACCAAGCGTCGTTAACCGGGTCAGCATAGTTTATATTATCTGAATTCATATCACTAACTTGGAATACATCAGTTCTTGCTGAGTAACCATTGTTAGTATTTGCACTGTAAAAAGTACCTGGAACCGCACCATAATAATAAATTGATTTCGGTTCTAAATCAGGTGTGTTCATAATTGCAAACACCTGTTCTTTAATTTTTTCATCAATAGTATTAACACTTCCGTCAAAATTCTCATAAGGTAAGTTTAACTTACTCAATAAAGAACCCGGTAATGAACTTGTTGTTAATGTAATACTATTAGTTGATGACGTACAACCTGTGAAATCCATTGTAAATTGTGTATCTTGATAATCAGTACAAACTATTTCACAATTAGTTGTTGCGGTTGTGATACAAACTCTATCAATGGTTGCTGGGTCAACATTTGCTTTTGTGACGATAGACCAAGATGGACCTGCGTCGTAACCCGAAAGACCTAAAACCCTTGTTACAAACAATTGGTTAGATTGTTGTAAATAAGATTTTGCAATATAAGCTGACTCATATTTAGGAATTTGGGTGTTTACAAATTTCTCAGGTGAAGTTCCTCCAAAGAAAGTTGAGAATTCGTCAAAGTTACGGATAAAGATTGGTTCGAATGCTGGACCTTTTAAAGTCTCACCAACGATACCCAATGTAGTTACCCCTACACTTTGAGATACGAAACTCAAATCAACTTCAGAAGTGTAAACACCTGGCGAAACGAATACTTTACTGTTTGTTGCCATTATTTTTTTGTTTTTTTCTAAAAAGATTTATTTATTTCATAAATATTCAGAAAAAAACCAAAATACTTTACTTTGTTTGAACTATTTATATTTTAGGTAGAATATTTTCTTCCTTTTTTATACTATGTCAGAAGATAATAAAAAAGTAAAAAATTTAAAAATTAGTGAAGAAGTTCACGAAATTCTAAAAAACTACTGTGATAAAAGAGGTATAAAAATATACCGATTTTTAGAGAAGTTAATAGTTGAAAAATGTAAAGATAAGAAGGATATTTATGGGGAAGATTAAATTAAAACGTTGTTAAATTTAATCGTTGAGTCCAAAGTATTATCTATTTTTGTAACTTCAAGTTTTAAGACATCACCTGTGTTAATTTGGATTTCAGAAACATCACTTCCATAGAATTGATTATTAATGTATACATCAAATGATGTGACATTGTTTGTCCCGCCCAAATTCATATTCATCGTGTAATTAAATAACTCGGTAATTATGTTATTTCCTTGAACAAATAATACTGATAATTCAGTGTTATTCGGATTATTATTTTTTTTCAATTGTTTTTTTGATGATTTTAAATCAACTTCATAAACTTGTAAAACACGATTAATTGCTGGTGAGACTTCAAATTCATTTTCATCAATTAAAAACCCCATCATTGTAACGTCGTAACTTTGAACATAATATCTTCTTTTTTCTAAATCATTAACTGATTCATCACTAATATTAGTGTTAATCATGGGTATATAATGTCCTTTAATATTTCTATAGGCTTGTCTTGATGCAAATTTTTCTAAAACAACTTTATTAAATTCGTTCAACTCTCTCATTCTATTACAAACAATTTTAACTTGATATTGAATGTCAATTGGAACAGGTTGTGGTATTTTGTATATATCCATACCATTTCTTTGTCCATCCCAAGTTGGAACTTGAGCGTAAAAATATTGTCTTCTATTCGGTATATTATAAACCGTAGATGGATTTGTTCCGTATTTAACTTCAGGAATTCTAACAACAGTTATAAATGGGGGTTCAACATTTTTATCTATATTTTGGATATCCCAAGTTTCAATAAATTGTGACCAATTTTGTGTTGTAATTAAAATATCAATCATTGGGATTACTTTACCCTCAATAACCGTTTTTAAATCTTCTTTAACAAAATCTAAAAAACCTTTATCCAAATCAGCATGTAATAAAGATTTAGGTAGATAAGTACCGTCCCTATTAATTTTATCCAATAACTCATACCTTCTTGGTAATAAAGTTTTTTCTTCTGTTAATGGAATATGTTTTTTAATATTATTTTTTTTTGGTAATCCCATTGTTCAATTATTTTGGTGTGTTATCGTGACCGCATTTATGACAAATATATTGGTCAGGTTTACCTTCTTCAACAGTCAAATCCCAATTCCAATTACATTTATCACAAAAAATTTCATTATCTATGATACTTTCAATTAACTTCAATTGTCTTTCCGTTATTAATATTTTCATAGTCCTCTAAATTCATTATTAGTAACAGGTGATGCACCAATACTTCTATAGAATGGTTTATAACCACCGTAAGTATGTTTATTATCTGAAACAATCCTACCATCGTTATTAACGGTATAATATCTGATAATATCTTCAGTTTCATAATAACCAATATAGTCACCAAAATTGATATCAATACCTAATTCATCTAAATGTCTTTGATATACATCAACTTTAATATTACCCGGCTCAAATTGTTCAATTTTAGAATTACCAATCATTTTGTTCTCAGGGGCTAAAACTTGAACATAACATTTAAACTCAACAGGTGGTAAGAATTTAATACCATCACTAACAGTTTCACCATAAACATCATCTGTTTTGGTTTTAATTCTATCAATTTGGTATAACACTAATGTGAAATTCATATCACCGTGTAACCATTCTTCACCCATATTCAAATCAAGGTTATAATCTTCACCTCCGAAGAATTTACCTAAACGATTTATTGGAACTCTATTGTTTGACATATTGATAAATATCATAATATTTATTATTTTATAAAAAACAAAATGTTTTGGAAGATAAAATCATTACTATAGAACAAAAGGCAATACATATTCTTGAATCATATTCAGGGGCAAATAACTATATATTAAAAATTAAACAACAAAAAAGTAGAAATAAAAACTTCTACCCT